GGTTTGCCAAGTTCTTTTATGAACAAGGTTTAGCTGACGCAACGACAGATGTGACAAAAAAAATTAAAAATGTCAATATGTCTACGAGGAATACACCTCAAGTTGCGAAGAAGGATGGTATGACAATCAGAGCTCTCAACCCAACTGAGGGAAGAGGACTCAAAATTAAAAGTAGAAAGTAATTAATAATTAAAAATTAGAAAAAATGGCAGGTAATTTACAAGCGAATCCAACATTTTCTTTGCAGCCTTCTGCACAGAAAGTACCGTTGGAGACAAATTACATTACCAACTTTGACTTCTTGAATCAGTATCTTCCTGATACATACGAGAAAGAATTTGAAAGATATGGTAATCGTACACTTAGCTCGTTCCTAAGAATGGTGGGAGCTGAGATGCCTTCTAACTCTGACCTTATTAAGTGGGCAGAGCAAGGTAGGCTACATATTAAATATGTACAAGTAGGGGGAGACCCTGCATCAAACATTGGTGATGCAACATGTACATTCCAAGTTAACGACCCGGCAATCGGTGCAAACCCTGCAGGGACAGTTATCACGGGTAGCAACCCGTTTGATGCTCAAGGTGGTATAGCATTAAGAGTAGGACAAACTGTAGTTGTTAGCCAAAACAATGGTTCAGGTGAAAACAAAGGTATTATCACAGCAGTAGAAGTGGGTGGTAATATTCTTCAATTTACTGTAGCGTTCTATGAAGCAGCAGGTTTAGTAACTGCAGGAACAGGATTCGGTAACGATGATGTTACAGTATTCATCTATGGTTCTGAGTTCCAAAAAGGAACAGCAGGAATGGATGGTTCATTAGAGTCTGATGACTACATCTTTGAGAACAACCCAATCATTTTAAAAGATACTTATCTTGTAAATGGTTCGGATATGGCTCAAATTGGTTGGATTGAAATCACAACTGAAGATGGTGCATCAGGATACTTATGGTACCTAAAATCAGAGCACGAAACTAGATTAAGATTCGATGACTATTTAGAAACTTCAATGATTGAAGCAGTACCGGCAGGAGCAGCTTCAGGTGCAGCAGTCGCAGGATTCATTGGTTCAGAAGGTGTATTCCACGCTGTAGGAACTAGAGGAAACTTGTGGGGTGGTGGTAACCCTGACGCTTTAGCTGACTTTGATGCAGTTATCGATAGATTAGACAAGCAAGGAGCAATCGAAGAAAATGTACTCTTCGTTAACAGACAATTCGGATTCGATATTGATGATATGTTAGCAGCTCAAAACTCATATGGTGCAGGTGGTACGTCTTACGGACTATTTGACAACGATGAGGAAATGGCTCTTAACTTAGGATTCTCAGGATTCCGAAGAGGTTATGACTTCTATAAGTCTGATTGGAAATATCTGAATGACCCAACAATGAGAGGTGGTTTAACAAACAACCCTGTTATTCCGGGTTCAGGTGCAATCACAGGTTTATTAGTACCGGCAGGTTCTACAAGTGTTTATGACCAAGTACTTGGTAAAAATGCTAAGAGACCTTTCCTTCATGTACGTTATAGAGCTTCAGAAACTGAAGACAGACGTTACAAGACTTGGATTACAGGTTCAGCAGGTGGAGCAGCTACTACAGACATTGATGAGATGAGAGTTAACTTCTTATCAGAAAGATGTGTTTGTGTTATGGGTGCGAACAACTTCGTATTATTTGAAGAATAATACCTATATATATATTGATAAGGGAGTCTTCGGACTCCCCTATCTTTTTTTATTAATCAACTTTAATTTTAAATATAATGAAAAAGCAAAAAGAATTTAAGTCACGAATATATCGTTTGACGAGAGGAGCAGCTCCCTTGAGCTTCATGCTCCCATCCAAAAGTTCAAAGCGTAGACCTCTACTTTACTTTGATGAAGAAACAGGAGAAAATAGAGAAATCAGATACGCAACTAATCAACAAAGTCCTTTTAAAGATGAGCAAGATGGCAATGCTATCGTAACGCCTATTATCTTTGAATCAGGATTACTAAGAGTTCCAAAACAAAATCAAGCCTTACAAAGATTTCTAGCTTATCATCCTTTGAATGGAAGAAAGTTTGAAGAAGTAGATACAGCCAAAGATGCAGCTAGAGAAGTTGAATCTTTGAATGTTGAAGTAGACGCTTTAATTGCAGCCAAGCAAATGGATGTAGAAGAAATGGAAGCAGTAGGAAGAGTGATATTAAAAGGAGATGTAACAAAGATGTCTAGCTCTGAATTGAAACGAGACATTTTAGTTTACGCTAGAAATTATCCTTCAGACTTTTTACAAGTCATTGATGACCCTGCATTAAAGTTACATTCAACTATTCAAAAGTTTTTTGAAGAAGGAATGTTATCTTATAGAAACAAAAAGAAAGATGTTTATTTTAATCTACCATCAAACAAAAAGAGATTAGTAACTATTCCTTTTGGTGAAGAACCTCTGCATGTATTAGCTTCTTATTTTAAGACTGATGAGGGTGTAGAAAAACTTGAGTATTTAGAAAAACAATTATCGTAGTGTAGGCACACATTGTGGTTTAGTTAGTAGGGGGTTGATTTTTTCAACCCTCTTTTTTTTTTGTTTATCTTTGTAAAAAAGATTTATAGATGATAAACTCAGTCCGAAACACGGTATTAGCTATACTTAATAAAAATAATTACGGATACATATCGCCACAAGATTTCAACCTTTATGCAAAGCAAGCACAGCTAGATTTGTTTGAGGATTATTTTTATCAATATAACTATCAGGTAAACAAAGAAAACGCAAGACAATCCGGTACAGGTTATGCCGATATTAAAAAAGGATACGAAGAGGTAATAGATTTGTTTTCTGTTTTTCTTCCGTTAAACTTTGTGGCTTCTCAGTTTTATAATATGCCATCAGTAGCTACTACTGCATCGGATTATTATTTTATTAATAAAGTATTGTTTTCTCCATCTCAAGCTGCAGGGACAGGTGTTCTTGCTACTGATTTTGTAGAAGTGGAAAAGGTTACTCATAAAAAAATTAATTTACTAAGGTCTTCTTTACTTACTGCGCCTAATGAAACTTATCCTGCATATACAACTGAAGGAGATTTGTTAACGGTTTTTGGTCCAACAGGATTAGTGCAAAATAGTATATGGTGTCAATATATAAGATACCCTAGAGACCCACAATGGACATACACTACATTAACCGGAGGAGAACCTGTGTTTAATCAATCAAACCCATCGTTTCAAGACTTTGAGTTACCACTTGACGATGAGTATAATTTAGTGAGCAAAATATTACAGTTTGCAGGCATGTCGATTAGAGAGGTAACTGCTGTTCAGTTTGGAGGACAGATGGAAACTATAGAAAATCAAGAAGAAAAATAATAGATTATGACTTATATATCAGCTTATCAATATTATGAAAATGGAGGGAATCCACCTGAGAATGCTAATTGGGGGTCATATCAATATGTCAGCTTAGAGGATATCGTTACAAACTTTCAACTAATGTATGCAGGTAACCATTCATTAGTAAACAATGAAGAAAGATATAAAATTTTATTCCATGCTAAAAGAGGAATACAAGAACTAAACTACGATGCTTTTAAAGAAATAAAAATATTAGAGCTTGATGTGTGTAACAACTTAAGATTTGTGTTGCCACCTGACTATGTAAATTGGGTGAGAATACAGGTATTTAGAAACGGCTTACTATATCCTTTAACGGAAAACATTCAAACAAATTATAGCGATGCATATCTTCAAGACCATGATTGTAGAATTTTGTTTGACCAAGATGGAAATGTATTGAAACCTCAATATTCAGATTTAGATTTTGAAAGAATCACATCCGGTTTAAAAAGTATTTACTTAAATAAAAATAGTATTTTCTATGGCTATGAAGGTTGGTGTTGTGATGGATATTGGTATTTCGATTATGCAATTGGTGCTAGGTTTGGATTAAACACCGAGACAGCTAATGCGAATCCTACTTTTTCTATTGACAGAAAAGGTGGGGTTATAAACTTTAGCTCAGGAATGGCTAACGAAAAATGTATCTTAGAATATGTGTCGGATGGTATGGAAAATGGTAACGACTCCTTAGTGACAGTAAACAAATTATTTGAAGATTATATTTATGCATATATCGAATATGCTATTCTAAGTTCAAAGGTTGGTGTGCAAGAGTATATAGTTAATAGATTAAGAAAAAAGAAAGCTTCATTGCTGCGCAACGCAAAAATTAGAATAAGCAATATACACCCGGGTAGACTCTTAATGAATCTTAGGGGTAGAGATAAATGGATAAAGTAGTATGGCGAATACAAGCAGAAATTTTGTAGCAGGTAAAATGAACAAGGGTCTTGATGAAAGACTCTTACCTAATGGACAGTATATAGATGCTGTTAATGTTCGTTTAGGTTCTACTGAAACCACAGAGATTGGTGCAGTTGAAAACTCTAAAGGAAACGAGCAGTTGACTACTCTTAATTATAACGGAATCAATCTTTCAAGTGCTGCTATATGTTTAGGAGCTATTGAAGTAGGGGAAGAAGAAACTATGTATTGGTTTGTTCACGACCCTTCTTATGGTCAAGGAGATACAGGAAAGTGTGATATGATAGTTTCATTTAACACGAATAGTCAAACCTTAACTTATCATGTTGTAAGTATTGATGACGGAGGAGGAGTAAATACTACTTTAAATTTTGACCCTGACTATTTAGTGTTAGGTGTTAACTATGTAGACGAGTTAATATTTTTTACTGATAACAATAACCCTCCAAGATTTTTCAATGTAAATAGAAACTATCCAAATCCTGATGGAAATTTTATTGACCAATTTAGTGCTGAATCTATTTTAGTAATTAAGAGACCTCCTTACACAGCACCATTAATTTCTCCACAATCAGGTGGAACAAATAATTATTTAGAAGATAGATTTGTATGCTTTGGATATAGGTATAGATATATAGATAATGAGTATTCTGCAACTTCTCCTTTTTCTCCACCTTCTTTTATACCCGGACCTTTTGATTTTTCATCAGCTACATTTTTAAATCAAGGAATGTTAAACACTACAAACATTGCTGAAATAACATACGACTCAGGAGGAGAGTTAGTTGTAGGAATAGACTTGTTATTTAAAGATATGAATACAGGCACAATAAAAGTTATTGAAAAACTTGATAAGGCAGAACTTGGTATTCCAAATAACAGTCAACAACAATATACATTTAGTAATAGTAAAATTTTTACTATTCTACCTGATTCCGAAATATTAAGACTTTATGATAATGTACCGTTACAAGCAAAAGCTCAAACATTAATGGGTAATCGTTTGATGTATGGTAATTATTTTGATGGTTATGATTTGGTAGACAACAATGGGACTGCAATAAAACTTGAATACACTACTGAGCTTTTGAGTGAGCAAGTGGAGTTTACAGCTTTAGAAGTAGAACTCTCAGCAGGAGGATATACAATTGCAGGAGGACCTGTAGTAAATATTGATGATACAGTAATAGAAATTAATTTTGCAGGAATTGATTTAGTGGCAGGCTCAAGTATAGCTATTGATATAGATTTGGTGCATGAATCTTTTGACCCAACAGGTCAGCAGCTTACACAAACTAATAGTAATATAGGACTTACTTTTGTATATCTACTTACACAAGATTATCCAACCCTACAAGATTTAGTTAACGACCAAGATTTTCTTGACGCTATACAATTACTAGAACCTGTTTTTGCTGACGCATGTGATGGAACCTCATTAACTGATGAGTTTAATTGTGCGCTACAATTAACTTTAGATACTAACTATGAGAAAACAGGAACAGGTATTACCGGTATAAACGAACCTTTTTTTGTAGCAACTAATGCTCCCGGTCAACCTGACATTTTACTACTTCAAATAAACGCTGCTGAATATACTGACAGCACCAATCCTGCAAATGTAGCATATGAATATCTTCAGGTTTCTTTAGCTGAAGCTGACTACACCAAAGTTGCTAATGCCACTAGCTTAAAAAGTAACAGAGGATATGAGGTTGGTATTATATATTTAGATGAATACATGAGAGCTTCTACAGCTCTTGTTAGTCCCAACAACACGCAGTATGTTCCGTGTGACAGGTCTATTAGTCAAAACAAAATTAGAGTAGAGATTCCTCCTACTCAGCTTCCACCGGCTTATGCCAAGTATTATAAATTTTGTATCAAGGCTGACAAAGAAAACTATGATGTTATATATACAAATTTATTTTTTAAGGATGCAACTTTAGGAGCAACATGGTTTAGACTTGAAGGAGAGAACTCTCAAAAAGTAGAAGCAGGAGACACTTTGTTTGTAAAAGCAGATACTAATGGACCAAAGTTAAGGTGTACAGAAGTAACTGTACTAGAGAAAGATGCTAAAGAAGAAGACTTTATAGAACCTAAACCTACAGACGCAGCCGGCAATCAAGCTGTCGTCCCTGCAGGAACCTATATGTTAATAGCAACTAATCAAATCGCAACAGAACTAGGAGATAACCCTGTAATAACCGATGACCAAAGTGGAAGGGGTAATAGAGGAAATTGTCCTAAGGTGTTTATGAATGTATGTACAGTTGAAAACCCTGACTATGACCCGGGACTTTATAACCCTTTAGACCCTGCAACTTTTGCATTTATACCCTTCGATGTTCCTGAAGGTTCAACTATGAAGATTGAATACTTTAACAGAAGAAATGGAGGTAATGGTAACAGGTGTGAATTAAGAGAATGTATATGGGAAACTACAGCTACAGCTTCTCAAGACTATGCAAACATTAAAGACTTTTTTGATGGAGATAATATTTTTGGTTTAACAAGTCAAGCTGAATGTAGAACTGATACAAACGACCAACCTTCTGAGTTTGCGTATGACCCTACAATAGGAAAC